GTTCTACAGTGAAATTTATCGTTGCAGTTGACGCTTTTTTCGATCTTGGAACATATCCGATGTTTCTAGCGAGTGCAACAACGTTTTCTCTAAGAGTTGCACTGTCAATAAAGACCTCATTTGAGATCATATTGGCATTATATGAAGTGATGTAAGTATTATATGCTAAAACGTCTAAAATTGTTGACAAGTTCGATCCCTCGAAGTCATAATCCGTAAAATTCGAGTTGGATTGTAAATATTGTTTAAGTGTGTCTTTAATCTGGTCAAAATCCAGACTAGTAAAGTTTAAAAGTGACATTTATCGTGATGGAAGCAAGGCAAACTCTAATTGTGAAGGAGGTATATCAACACCAATGATTCTATATGTAATTAATACGTCAAATTGATTCTCATCAAAGTTAGGATCGACTTCTACATCAATTAATTCGACTCTAGGTTCATAATTTGATAAAGAAGACTTAATCTCATCACGAATTGATACTGCGGTGATATCATCAACGTTTTCAAATAATATTTCACTTACACTAGATCCAAAATCAGGATCAAACAACTTTTCACCAGGTGTAGTCGATACTATATTACGCACAGCTCTCGCTATTGCGTTTTCATTCTTCAAAGCAATCAAATCGCCACTCAAAGGGTTAAATTTGAATGACATACTAAGATCTTTGAAACTTTTACTAACTCTTTGAGCTGGCATTAGAAGTTTATAGTACTATATTTTATTTATCAGGGTTTTCTAACGATACTCAGCAATAACTTCGTAACTTTCAATCTCATAATCTAATCCGTCTTCATCTTCTTCACGAAGACGTTCAAAAAAGTCACTAGAACTTGTCTTATCACTCTTTTTAGGAGTCAAAGAGTCGTTTGCGATCTCTCGTAGCATTTTTTCTGACATGGGAACCTCCAATTAGACACAAAAAAGTGCCTAAACGAACATTTGTTCTATTTAGACACTATATGTGTTAGTTTTTTAACCTAATCCATCAATTGCGGTATTTCCAACTCCTACATCACCAAATTCAGACCTCTCTTTTGCTGTTTTCCAGAAATAATTCTCTTCAGAACCCAATCCATCACGATCATGACCATTTTCAACTTGATAGTAAACTGTTGATACCTTAAAATCGGGATTTTTTGGTATTTCGGGTGTAATACTATTATCATAGATACGCATCCTATTATTTGGATACAATGCAAACTGCCCATTATCCAATTCTATTAGATTATGTGACTTATGCTCTGCTGGCTGCTCACTCGTTGAGTAATCTATCGCATCTACGTCTTGGTGATAGTTATCTAATGTGCAAATATAGGTTCCTGTCTGCGTTCCAAAGTCTCTTGTATACACTTCATAGTGCATTGACCCTATAAACTGCTTTTGAACTGCTACAACCCCATAATCCATACAATTCCAGAACTGTAAGTTATGAAGAGTCATATCTGGGTCTGGTAACTCAGGTGACGAGAGAAACGCGGATATTGGTAATTTGTCAAACATTGCAGCATACTCAGGTAAGTATGTTTCAAAGTAAAAGGCACGGCCAGGTATTGACTTAGCAGATACCCAAACTCCCTTGACAAATTCACCATGACCACTCTTATGGTCGGTTAAGTATTCCTTTCGCACCCATACTTCATAGGATGGAAGGTTCGTAATAAGACAAGACATTTAATCCCACTCCAGTAAATCAGGGCATAATAAAGACCCACGAAGGTCTTTTGCCTGTTGGTTATGTTCACATAATTTATTCATCCACATCCTTTCTTCTATCGTAACGGTATCATCCGATATGATCCGACAACATATGTCGGTAAGTCTAACACGGTATTTGGTGCTTAACATTACTTTCCCTGACCTCGGTAACGCTTCTTCGGTGCATTACGAGAAGTCGCGGAATATTTGGTATTTTTCGAGGAGCCTTGGCGACTCTTCTTTGGAACAGAGACGTATATCTCTCTACCCCATGAACCTGTTGTTGATCTAACTGCCATATTTAACCATGTGGATTGTAATAAGTAACTAATACTAATATAATGAATAGTATTAAAAGTATCGAGAAGAACGCGATGACCATTAGATTACCCTTGTCTTCTCATGACCTACACGAATGCGAGGATCTGCCCATATCTCATAACCTGCCTCTTGAGCATCTAGACAGAAGGATACGTCTTCTCCACACATATCTTGAACATCTCCTGACTCAAAGACTTGCATCTTAGGAGCAAACCAAGGATACTCCAGTTTCTCGAAGACACCATTCTTAATAAGCACCCAACCAAAACCAGTGTAATCGCAGGTAAAAGGTTTCTTTCTCTTACTCATAGTTTCCACAGTCTCGTGATTCATCACTCCACCATTCTTACGGAAGTCATCTTCTTCGAGCCAATGAGCAATACTGGTAGTAGAACCATCTTCAGTTGCATACCATCCTGCAGTTATCTCTTTCTCTTGACCATCAGCAGGAAGTGCTAGATCACATAATTGCCAGAACTTATTAGTATCAAAGACAATATCAGAGTCTATCCATAACTGATAGTCATACTTAAGTTTACCATCCCAAGGTATTTGCTTTGGCCCTCTTAATACGTTTGCACCTAATACTTTACATCTTGCAAAGTTTACCATAGAAGAGTAATCTTGTGATATCTGTATACTCATTCCATTCTGCACCATGTCGAAACATAGTTGCACGAAGTTCTTAAGGAAGATATATGAACATCCTCTACCAGGTAGACAGAAGACTATTGCTTTACCTTTCATTCGTGCCTTAATTGCATCAATATCCCACTCAGGTGCTTTGACTTTTGGTGCAACCGTTTTTACTTTAAATCCTTTTGCCATTAAGATAAGTTCACTACACTATTATTTTACACCCTTATCTATACAATGTCAATATGAGTCATCTCCCATTGGTTCGGTATATATCACTTTACCTGGCCCACCATAACCTACTTTACCTTGTAGTTTAATATATGAAAGGTCACTCTCTGTATAATCCGTCTTAAGTATGCCTACCATTACTTTGAGCATCTCCCATGTCTCCTCAAAGTCTTCCTCGTTTAAACTATGATATATGCAGTTGTCTTTCGCATAGATGTGGTAAATTGTATCCCGTAGGTCTTGCATCCCTTCAAATAATCTTAAAGATATTTATAACTCTCGGAAGAACCATAGCAAAGCTATGTATGAAAAAAGGTAATTAGGCGATTTTTGGCCACGGGAATTTTTTTTATATAGAGATATAGCTAGGTCGAATTGTCACCTCTGTAGGTTAGGGTAGTTAGGGTTTTTTATATCACGCAAAATATAAACAAATACGGCAACCGCTTAAACAACTGCCGTATAAGTGTTTTTTGCTTAGTGCCTATTGGTTTGCAAAGGCATCAGAGATCTTATCTTCAATTGAATTGCATCTTGCAAGAACTGGGGTTCCTCCTATAAGGTCTTCGGCATCCATGCCCTCATCATCATAATTTTGATAATCTTCTAATGCTGCTAGAATTGTCTCTAGTTCATATTCGTTGAATTGAATTGTATAAGTTGCGATTGCCATAATAAAAAAAATTGGGAATGTATTCAATAGGGTTACATTTTAGAGGTACCAATTCTTATTAATTAATGTCTGCAATTTGGGTTAGTTCTTATAGAGATGGTCGGCCTAGGCCCTTGTCTCTTCTTATTGACGGCCCTGTAGTCTATCTCTGTTGCTATTGCCATGCCTACAGTATAAAGAGCATAGCAACCGCCAACAATAATTAGAATTTCCATAAGTCTCCAGGAATGTTATCTATTAGGGGAACAGTTTATAAGGCCCAATTCTTATTAATATTGGTCTGCCTTTGCTGTAAGTAGTGCTATATAGAAATCATTAAAATTTAATTTCTGTGTTCCGTCTTTCCGTGTAGAGATGTAACCGCAACTCCTGACGACCTCCTTAATATCTGCTTCGGGTAGGGATTGAACTGTGTTAATTAATTGATTGCCTGATAGCATAATAAAGATTGTTTCGTATATACCTATTATAC